TTGCTGACCTGAATGGTCTGCTCCATCAACGACCGCGGCAAATCCGTTTGCTCATACAGCTCCCGCGCGGCGTCGTTGATGAGGTCGACCAACGTCTGTTGGTCGTTTGCCACCTTGAGCCCCGTCTCACGGGCCAACCGCGTAATGAGTTCTTGAAGGTTCATGGGAGGTAGATCGCAATGGCCTTGACGCGCCAATTGGCTTCGGTGATGTGGGTGGCATTGCCCGTAGATTTGTCGATCACCGAGATGTCCAACGACGCATTATCGTCACGGCGCAGATAGATATTGCCCGTGTCTGACGTAATGGCGAAAATGGCGTTTCGGTCGTCGGCGCCCCCATCAGTCAACGTGAAGCTATCAAGCAGGGGATCGTCGCCCGCAACGTAACCGAATTCGGGCGTGACGCACACCAAACGAATTTGGATCATGTCGGGTTTGGCCGTCAACGTATGCGCAATTGTTAGCAAACCTCCTTTGGCGGGTATGCTGTCCGATCCCCCGCTTGTAAACTTCTTGGCCAGCTCGGGCTTGAGCAACGTGGCAACATCCGTCTTGGTGCGGGCCACCGAGGCGCTGCCCGCCGTGTTCGACATGTAGAACAAATCACCGCCCGTAGCCTTGATTTTGGCCACTGGGGTTTCGTTGTCGCGCAGCAGCAGCTCCACGTAGTTATATCCAAGCACACCGCCCAAATAGCTCAAGGCCTTCTGCTCGGCTGCGCCTAAAGTGCTGATCGACGAAACATCAATCGTGATTGTGCTGACTATGGATTCTAGGTCCGCCCACGCGGTGGCAGTACCGTCTGAATAAACCACCCAAAGCCCAGCAGTAGCGGGCAGCGACACAGCTGTCACCGAAACCCGAAAACCACCCGCGGTGAACAAGTTCTCGGGGCTGTCGTAGACCACCGCCGTACCGCCCGCGTTGATTCGGGCCACATAGCCCGCAGTGCCACCCGTCACCGACAATTTGCCAATGCCGATTCCGCCCGCGAGCATGGCGTCGGTGATCGAGCTGTTGGCCGGCAGCTCCTGCTCCCATGACGTGGACGCCGGATTGTACACGCGCTTAATGGGCTTTGGCCCCGTGCGGTCAATCCAGATCATGTCGTCCATTTCGGGGTACGTCACGATGTCGGGCGCGGATGCCCCAGACCAGTTGACCGAAATGTTGGTTCCCGGCAGCGCCTTGGACACCAAATACTCCAATTCGGCAGGCGACCCAATGGTCGAGCCCACGGCGGGCGGTACAAAATACGGGTAATTAGCCATTAGTTATGGGGAATGAAAGTGGAAACGACTTGCGCACGGTCAATTCGGCGTCCGCTTGGGCGGGCGTTCCTGTGCGCGTGGAAATCGTGATGGCAAGAGCTGGTATCGTCGCGGCCCCGCCCCAATACTCGAAAACCGCGCTAGGTCCGAGAGTTTGCCCCGAATATGAAATAGCATAGGGGTCAGGTTGGGGGGACCCGCCGAGATTGTAGCGGACGCCCGCATAGCGGACGGCGAGGCCAACGGTCGGCGAAACCGCTTTAATCGCATAATTACCAGCGTCCACGACAAACTCAGCCACAACTGGGCCCGCCGTGGCAACGATAACTTCGGGAAGCGTGATTGTATCATAGGCGGTGCGGTAAACGCTGACGGGCGCCCGTTGAACGCGGGCTACCAAAATTGCGGCTGGCGCAGATGAAGTCATAAAAAGAAAACCGCCCCGTACCTTGCGGCACGGGGCGGATGCAGCTAGACCCCTACGAATATCCTCACAAGCAATCCCAAACGATACGTGAGTGTCTTAGCAGGTATCGTGCCATCAACGGCTCTTGACCTCGTCGGTCAACTTGTTGAGGGCGGTCACCATTTCGTGCTGAACGGTAATCATGTCCCGGACCAACTGCTCATTACGGACATGGTAATCCTTGTGGATTTGCTCCTTTTCCGCTTGGAGTTTGAGCAGCAGATCAACCTTATCGCGCTCGGACGCCAGGAGCTTGTCAGCGGTTTCGTCCCGTTTGTTGATCATGTAGTGGACCATGAAGGCCGTTGCTACAATCCACCCAACAAAACTGGTCAAAACCCAAGTCCATGGCGATTTCCCGGCGAGGGCGTCGGCGGTGTTGATTATCTCGTTCATGTTTGTCATTGCGGCAGGATCACCGTGTTGGTGATGATGTTAATGATGTTGGTTGTGATGACCTCGTATGTTGTAACTGTAACAATCTGGCGCAGGTTAGTGGGCGCCGATGGTTTGTTGGTTGGGTACAGGGCGATGATGTTGCTGAGGTCCGACAACATACCGTCAATGCCCACCGCTTGAACCGCCGCGAACAACTTTTGTCGAGGCAGGTTGACGATCAACGCCGCGTTAGTATTGCCGACGAATTGCGATGCAAGAAGATTGTTAGTGCTAGGCCCGTAACGCACGATATAACCGTTAACGGGCTCAGGCACCAAATCCCACTCGATCGCGGCTTCTTCGGCGTAAAGGGCGGTCGCCCCAAACAGGGCGACCGCGATTAGATTCTTCATTTTCCAATAGGGACGCCAGTAGCCAGCGCCCGAAGTTTCAACTCCTCGTCCTTGATCATGACATCAATGGATTGAAGATCGTTGCGCAAGGGCTCGTTGTTCTTCTTGATTTCTTCTTCAATCGCCTGCTGCTTTTGGCGGAGCTGGGCGATTCGATTGTTACTGGCAATGGACCCGAAAAACGTATCCAAGTCGGATTCTTGGATGTTGTTTCGGTCCATGGCCGCGAGTAGTGCTTCTATTGTCATATGTTTAGTGTATTGCCATCATTGCTGATGCCCATGAACGGCTACTAGAGAATCCCCAGTAGTGAATTCGGGCTCCTGTTGTTGATACTGTTGCCGTCGGCGCTGACGAAACAAGGTTAACTGCACCATTATCTTCTTTTGCGGCAGTGTTAAAATAGGACCAAGTAGCGCCTGAAGTACTCGCTGCATTTAGGTTCATGGTTTCTGGATTTCCACCCGCATCCCATGGTGTGGTTATCGCAACAAGAACACTGTTTGCAGTGGCCGTTGTTACGGTCCCAGAGTTTGCACTAGTACTTGATCCTGTCGCAGTAGAAGACTCGCCAGTTGTAAATGGCGTCGACGTATTAGCGCCCGTTATTTCAAAGACATGGACATTGTAGTACGTTGCACCAGTACTTATTGAATATGTAACCGACGTTATACCAGATGGAATGTTTGCTTTGTACCATAATACCACACAGCCACTTGAATTGACTGCGCGCACAACCTTTGTCCATCCAGTCGTTGAGCCTACATTGTCCGATATGGAAGAATTATCTGCCGAAGATGTGTACTCCGCAAGCGCAACGACAAGGCAACTCCCGGCTGTTGGTGATACGGTTACGCTAAGGCTAGATCCACTGTTTCCAACATTCTTCCAGCAATTTGCTAGCGTTGGAGTTCCACCTCCAGCGGCCGGGGCTTTGTAGGCTAGCAACAACTGGTTGCCGGGCCCCGCAACTGACACTTGCAATAATAGCCAAAAGGCCAATAAGAATCGTGTTATCATATGATTACAGGCCGTTGACGATCCATTCAGTGGTGGTGACTTTCATGATTGTGGCCAGCCCGTATTGGGGAATGGTCACCGAACCCGTCGTGCCAGTTGTGGCTTTGCGGAGTGTGTCCGTTGTAATGGCCAGCGTGCAACTGTTCGCCGAGGCATTGTAGAACGTCACCACAGTGCCCAGCGGAAACGCCACACTGCCGTTCGCCGGGATTGTGAATGTCCGCGAGTTAGCGTCCGACGACGGATGGAATATATGGGTGCCCGCATCCGCGAGGACCAACGTATAGTCCGCAGACTTGCTGCCCTGCGGCACATTGAGATAGCCAATGCTAGCAGTCACTGGCGGGAACGTCATCGTGGTCGAGTCCGTGCCCGCAAACGTGATTGAGTTATTAACCGTGGCTGTTTTGCCATTGGCGATCGTCAACGTGGCGCTAGTCGCTGGCGCGGTGATCGCCACTTTGTTAACCGATGTGGCAGTGGCTACGCCGATATTGGGCGTAACTAGCGTAGGACTCGTACCAAAGGACGTTAGCGACGACGAAGTGATGCCCGCCGCGAGGCTTGAGCCCGTAAGGGCGCTGCCCGCCACACTGGGCGCCGCCCACTGTGGGCTGGCCCCAACACCCTGAGTTTGCAGGAACTGGCCCGAGGTGCCGGGTGCGAGGCGCTGCCACGTAGACGCCCCGCGGAACAACACATCGCCCATGGCTGGCGCCGATCCCGCAGTCCAATCGAGGATGTCGCTGATTGTGAGTTCTTCGGGCGGTCCAACGCCGCTTGCCGTTTTGCGGCCAAGCAGCCGCGTAACAGACATGTCCTGAATCTTGCCATAGGTGACCGCTGACGGGTTAATATCCCAAAGCGTTCCCGATCCAGACACAGTAATGTCACCGTAATTGCTATCCGCCACGGTGGCTCCCGATGCCGTAAGCGTTGTGCCCGACATTGTAAGACCAGCCCCAATGGTGATTTCCTGGGGCGAGCCCGCGCCTGCAGCCGATCCGCGGCCCAAGAGCTTGGAAGCGGCGCTGATATTCTGCATCTTCGAGTAAGTGACAGCGCCCGAAGCGATTGTGGTCGCATTAGCATTTGCCGATGCAGTCACGTCGCCGGTAAGCGCCGCACGCTCGAAGGAGACAGCGCCTGCCGTGCCCCAATTCGCGGTAATAGATGTGGAATCACCAACAACACGCTCAGCCGACAATCCCGCATCAGCCGTTTTAACCAAATAATCTACTGTAGTCGGAGCACCACCACTGCCGGACGCAGATAGTGTCGAACCCGTCATTGTTAGGCCCGAACCCAGCGTGATTTCTTCGGGTGGGCCTGTCGTGGTCGAGTTGCGGCCGAGGAGCTTGGACACCGCCGAGACGTTTTGCATCTTGGCATAGGTCACAGAAGACGGGTCAATAGTCCAAATTGTTCCTGTACCGCTTACGGTGATATCACCCTTATCGCCGTCTGAAACTCCACTGCCAGCGGTTGGACTGTGTTCCATGTAACCAGCTAGTTGCCAAACGCTTCCATTGTGTTGGACATCGACAGTCGCGGCCGTCGAAGCAGGAATCGTTTTTACGCCACCGACGTTGAGTGTGAAGGCTCCTGTTCCAGTCCGGATAATGCGAAACCGATCACCTTTCCGGACGTTGCTTGCTGGCAAATTGACCGTGCGGTTCGCTGTGAGCGTCGTGTTGAAGATCTGCGTCTCAGCGTCCGTCGAAACAAGCGTCACATCGACATCCCCACGATCCGCCGAAATTCGAGGCAGTAGGTAGCGATACAAAGACGTAGATGCGCCCACCGTCACCGCCGGGCTGATTTCGTCTGTGTTCCAAACCCAAAGACCTTGATTTTGAATCGAAATCGCATTCGCCTGCGCAGTGGTTAATTGCGGTATCGGACGGCTTCCGTGTTCAGTCGAAACGACATCGAGCAATGCATCGGGGCGGGCCAAAGCTGTGACACCCTTCTCGATTCGGAGGCCACGATATGTGAGCTGCAACCCCGTCCATCCAGCACCCTCGTAACTATTCGTCGCGATATTGAAATTCAGAATCTGGTGAGAATTCATCAACCCCGTTCCACCATTGAGTGTGAGCTGAGTCGCCCCCCCGTTGTCGCTCGAATAGATCGTGGCATTGTCGTTCTTCGCCGCATCACTCGGCTGAATCCCAAGCCGTATGTTCTTCGTACCACCGCTGACACCATCCTGGGCCAGGGTGATCATTCCGTTGGTTGCCTGGATCTGCAGCTTCGTGGCATTCGCGCGACTATTGACCGAACCGACATATCCATTATTGGCAGTGTTCAGGACATCGAATGTAGTGCCTTCGGTCTCCTTTTCCGGAATGCCATCGTTCCAGTGCACTCGGCTACCCTTTGGAGGAAGCCCAGTTGCTGACCAGAATAATGGAGTTGTTGCTGAAAGCGTGTTTCCGGCGACAATTGCGTTCAGCGGATCGTTAGCAAACACGAGTGCAGCACCGCCGACTGCCGTGTTTACAATCTTGTTTCCAAGTACCTTAACGGAGCCGTTGTACAGAGAAAAAAGAAGCGCAGATTGACCGTTATTCTTTCCCTCAATGTATGCACCGCCCGAAATTACCGAGTTCGTTACGCTGACGATTTGGACGCTTGCAACGGTTGTAAGGTCTGGAACAAATCGACCGCCCGAAATCTTCAAGTCAGTGCAATCCTGAACTCGCAACGGCGCTAGAAATCCCGCTGAGTAAAGACCTCCAGAAAATTTAGCATTGTCGATTGTGATGTCCTTGCACCCCCAGATGTAATTCCCATACGGAGTATTTTCAAGCGACACGTCGGTTAGCTTCAAGCCGTCAACACCATTGGCGTGAATTCCATAGGAAAGTCCAATTGGTGTCGGCTGACCATCAAGACCGCCTCCGCGCAATTTGTAATGACTAATCGAAATGTTCCGGAAAGGGTACGGATTGTTCGTCGCTGTGTTGTTGTAAAACAGGACAAGACCATTCCTCAAAAGCCCGGCTTGACCAGAACCCCCAGTAATAGAAATGTGCTGGATCAGATTGGTTGCATAGGCGCTTTCTTGCTGAAAGCGCAGCGCATTAGCTCTCCACGCCTTGTGATTGTTTCCTGAGACAGTCCAATGACTGATCCCGGCGTTGTTGAAGGTCGTGAATGCAATGTTGTCGTCCCCGGATTCGATCACGTTGTTCGCGATGACTCCGTTTGTTCCACCAAGGACGTGAATGCCATCAGTGAAAATGGTTGAGCCAGAGTCGGGATAGACAGACTTAATCCTGTTTCCAGTGATCAATGCGTTGTTTCCGTACCAAGTGATTGACCAGTCGTATGCGCCGGGGCGGATTTCGCAGTCCTCAATGCGACCTACATCCACGCCAAGAAAAGCGATGAGCGGGCCGAGCTTGTTAGTGGATGTTGCCCCTGCGATGACCCCTTTCAGCGTGATGTTTGTTGCGACGATTGGGACCGCCGTGACGGATGGGTCTGTTGGAAGCGGAGCATTTGCAATCGAGAACAGAGCCTTGTCGTAACGGCTCTGGAGCGTGTAATCGCGAAGCCATGAAGACTCAGGAGATCCAATAAGATTCGCGTTTGAAACTAGAACGATGTTCGTTTGAACTCTGTGTTCACCTGTATCGAGGCGAGTATAGAGGCCATTCGCAGCATTATAGGCGATAGCCGTATTAAGTATCGCCACTTGTGATTCCGTAACCGTACCTGGAAAAATACCCCACTGTTTTGTGGATGTACCATTGGCCGTCGGTTGGATTATCCAGCGCCCCGTAAACGCTGTTGGTTTAATGTGGCTGCCTGAATTTTCGGTAACAACACTAGCACTATCATAATAATAGGTCGCACCACCACCATCTCCCTTAGCGTAATAACCCAAAGTCTCCACAACTTTGTGGACATCATTGGGATTCAAGGCCTTAAGGTCGGCCACCGTATCAACATACTTGACAAAACGCTGACCGTGCACGGTCAGCCCAACTAACATCAAGCAAAGGAATAGAAATTGTTTCATTGTTAAATCTGTTTATACCAAACACCTGCAGTCGTGAAATCGCTGGGCCGAATTCGCGAAACCCCGTCATCCGCGTCGGTGGCACCAGCTTCCCAAACATAGTCACCACCAGAGCCGTCATGTGGGACGGCACCGCCTTTAACCACTGCGAAAAGGGCGAGGGCCGCGTTAACCGAAGACACGCCGCGCAAATCGGCGATTGTGTCCTTGACCAACGCCCCTAAAGAAACGCCGCCACCGCCCGCGGTGGTAGCTGGAATGAAACGCACAAAGGCCTGATGGGCCAGAGCGTAATTGCGTGCAGTGACGGCATTGATCATTGGAATTTCCCTCGTGGTTGGGCGGCCCGCTTGAGGCTGGGCACGCTTGTGGGTTTGCCGTAGCCCGCGCCGCGCCCGTAATCCTGTTTGGGCGAAGCCTGACCGCCAGCCACGAACTTGTTGAAGAAACCACCGCCGCCAACAATACCGATAGTTTGTGATGTTCTGATCATATGAAAAAGGGGCGGACCTTGCGGCCCGCCCCATTAGGCTTGGGGTTTAGGGCACCGGCTCGTACGTCACCGTGACCGTTGCCGTGGCCGAAGCCGTCAGCAACAGACCGCGCGTGGTTTGGAACCGGCAATCCGTCACGATCTGACCAGCGGCCGGGAGCGACACCGCTTCCTGGGAAGGAATGGTGTAGGTACCCGCAGCGGCAACCGTGATGCTCTGATCGCGAGCGCCCGTATACGTGTAGTCGTTCGAGTTGCCGTACATGTCAAGGACGGCCGCACGAGTGCGTGTATACGGATACGTACGCGACTTGTAGCTGTACGAAGCGTTGGACTGCGTCAGCGTGGTGTTGCCCGCGTCGATCGCTGCCACGTTGGTGGCAGCGGCCGCGGAAACCTGGATTTGGCGAACCATGTAGCGGCCCGTGAGAGCCAGCAACGGGGTACCGCCCGTAACAGCAAATGATTGAGTAGGCATAAAATGCTTAGATCAAGGTGTTGGTGATGGTGCGAGCGCGCTTGAAGATGATGGGCAGGACGTTGCGCTTGGTCTCGCCGGCGATGCCCATGACGCAGAGGCTGATGATCTTCAGGAACTCGTCATAGGTGTTGGGCTCGTACACGACAGCCGCCGCGTCCGTGGTGCAAGGCACGTTGAACTTGTCGGTCAGGCGCGGGCGGCCGTTCCATTTCAGGGAACCCAATTGGTCGGGGCCACCCTTGGTAAAGTCGCCTGGGGGCGGGCCCGGATTGATGATGCTGTAGCCCTGGGCGCCACACAAGAACGCAACTTCGTATTGCGCCGCGCGATAGCTTGGGTTACGGATCGTCTGGCCGAAGTTATCGGCCGTAACATCTTCCTGCGTGGTTTCGGGGGCGGGCCAAGAGACCGAGCCGTCCGTCGCCACAAGCATGCGAAGCGGGTTGGAGTGGAGGGCCGTGGTGAGGCGGCCGAACAACGAGCCCTTGAAGCCGTCCTTGATGACTTCGAGGTCGTAGGTCTTCATTTCCTTCAAGAACGGGTCGTTGATGAAGTTGTTGTAGGCCTCCGAACTGGTCATCAGCAGGTACTTGTCGTTCAAGAAGCAGTCGTCCTTGAGCGAGCCCGATTGGTAGGGCACCGCCAAGCTGTCTTCGTCAAGGAAGTTGAGGGCCTGCGACAAAGTTTGCAGCGAGAGGTTGGCCGTCCCGAGCACGTCAACGACCTTACCGGCGAGGTAGGCGTTGGACTTACCGGTGGAGCCAGCAGCGTCGCCATCGCCCTGCGGGCAAAGATCGTCGATGATCGTGGTTTTGTGGCCGGCCCACATCACAACGGGGGCCTGATGGAAAATATAGCCCCGATAGAATTGGGCCATGAAGTCCTCCTGCCACTTGAGGACGTAGTCCATGTTCTTCACGATCTTGTTCTTCACGAAGTCCTGGAAAGACGGCAGCCATTGGAAGGCCGGGCTTTCGAACTTGTGTTGCTTCAGACCGAACGTGAACGTACGCTCGCGGTGCTGGATGATGTCCTTCTTGGCGGGCGACTGAAGGGCCGCAGGGAAGGCGAACTGGCGAAGGGTCGGAGGAGGCTCAGTGACCACGCCGGTGATCGTAGCGCCCTTGTTCTGATCCCAGTCCATGTTACCGAAAATGCGCTTGAAGCTGCCGTACTTTTGACGGTACTTCTGCTCGCGGAGGACCATCCACGTAGGAAGCGCGTTATACAGACCGATGTCTTGCGGTGTCCACGCCTGACATGCATTCATGTCAATCGCGGGCAGTGCGGGAATTGTTGCCATAGTAAACTGTGCAATGAAGGTTTCTTGTACGGGCTCGCGTACACGATAGAAGCCAAGATTGCGCAGCTCACGCGCTTAGAAGCTGGGGAGAACAAAGAACGGGCGGGGCTCGAGCGCCAAATTGTAGAAGCCAAGCACCACTTAGCAGGGCCTGTGCCAAAAGAAAGGGCGCCCAATGGGCGCCCTTATTGTTACCGGGTCATCGCTTCAAGCTGTGATATCTGCGCAGCTAGCGTGTTGTTGGGCGCCGGGACCCGGTTGGCGTTGGTTGGGGCTGGGGCCGAATTGACCATCGCGTTTCCAAAGGCTTGGTTGCCCGAAAGCCGTTGGTTGAGCATCTTGTTGTTCTCCATCAACATCGAACCCGCTGCAAGGGCTTTGGCCAAGAGTTGAATCTCGGGGCGCCCCTGCATAAACTTGGGGAAGTTGTTGAGGTAGTTGGTGACCAACGGGGCAAAGGCCGGATTTTTGACGTTGCCGAACAACTCTTTGTCCAAGCCCGTAATCTTGCCGTTGAACGACTCGTATTGGGCTTTGTGGGTTTTGGGCAGGTCGGCCACCTTGGCTTGGAGTTGGGCAAGGGCACTACCCGCACTGCCGATCTTGCCCATGATCGCCCCCATCGCCTGCGGGTACGCCTTTGGATCGAACGGCCCAGTGAGCTGAAGTTTGCCGTCCGCGCCCTGTTGGAGCCACTGAAATGGCTGGCCCTGCTGGATGGCGGCGGCCTGCTCCTGCCAGAACTGCTGCTCTGCGCCCATTTGTTGCATTTCTTGTGACACCTGTTGGTATTCGGGCGTCAGCTTGTAGCCCTCTTCGTGGTCGAAGTACCTAGCGGCTTTGGCCTGCTCCACGTCAACCTGGGCGGCCGCCGTTTTCTCGGCGACCAATCGGTCGATCTCGGCTTTGGGCACCAACTCCCCAGCCTGCATTTTCAGGGCGATATCATAAAAATGATTGAACGCCCCATTGCCCATCCGCTGCAGGTGTTCTTGAAGGGCTGGGTCCTTGATTGCGGCCAACTTGGTAGCGCGCGATTGAGGATTGCCCTGCTGGTTGCCATACGCGCCTACGGGCGCTTGCCCGGGCGTCGCCGGTGGCTGCGCCCCCGTCGTGCCGGCCGCACCCGTAAACGGCGCTGTGTCCAGATCAAACGAGGTTGGGACGTTGTCATTTGGGGCGGGCGCTGGCGCGCCCGCTGATGCACCACTAGTGTGATGATCTCCATTAGCGCCTTCGGCGCCTGCGGCACTGGTAGAGGCAGACGACGCGGCCCCGCTGCTGTCGGGTATCCCCGCGCCCGAGTCCAGGCCCATTTGGGCGAAGGCGTCTAGGGCGTCGGCGGTTGAGATGTCGGCGGTTTGAGACATAATTCTAGTATTTCCTTGAGTGTTTTGTGATGTCGAAGTTTGAGCTTGAGTGCGGTTTTTCGGTCGGTGTCAGAATTGGCGATGGCGGCTTGGTAGCTTTGTTCAACGCGGGCTTTGAGTGTTTTGAGAAGGGCTTGGGTTTGCGGGTGCTGAAGCCATTCCTGGTGTATCAGATGATCCATAGACTTGGCGGGCTGCTTGGGTTAGTTGGGCGATCTGCTGCATTTGTTGGGGCGGGAGTACGCCGGGCGGCAGGGCTTCGAGCACCTGCAACATTGCCTCGCCCAATTGCTTGGACGGGTCGGTCAACAGGGGCGCCATCTGCGGGTACTCGTCGGGAAACGCCAGCTCCAGAATCTTCTGGAGGAAGTATTGGGCGACGGGCGTTTGGCCGTACAGTTGAAAGTATTCCGTGTACTTCTGCAACTTCTCTTGGCGGGCCACGTAGTCAATGTCGCCCGCGGGGCGCATCTGCACCATTTGGAGTTTGGCGCGGAGTTCGGGCTGGGCCTCCAAGAACGTGGTGTTGACGCCCACTTGGATGTTGTTCACCAAGATGCCCCACCGGTAATTGATCAACGCCCCATAGCACAGGGCGAAAAACGTCAACGGCACGGTTTGGTGTTGGGTGGATTGGGCTTGGGCGCTCTTGATCTCCGCCGCCGTCTTGCGGCTGTCGTCGCGGTTTTGGACCGCAAAGTCACTATGGCCGGCCATCGCGGCGTTGTCGTTCGACAAGTACTGGAACGTGGCGAGGGCGTTGGAGTCGGGCGCGGGCGGGGTGAAGAACTCGATGGGGCGCTTGATGACCACGCCCGGCTTGATGATGTCGCGGGTTTGGCTGACCTCTTGGGACTCGACGGGGCCGCCATCGCCCTTGAACGCCGCGTAGAGTTCGCTCGACCGCAGCATGGCGTTGATGTACGACGTAAAGCCCATCGTGAGCGCCTCTTGGTCGTGGCGGTCCTCATGGGCACGCCCCTTCCGTTCGGTGATCACTGGGTTTTCCGTGATGTTGTAATAGAACGGAAACAGCGGGTACGTGAATTCGGGCGCGGGCTGGGCAGGGCTGGGCTGGGCGGCCCCGGTGGCCGGGTCGATCACGGGCTGCCCCTGCTGCATTCGCCCCGAGAACAGCAAACGCGGCTCCGTCAAAGCGTGCTCCGGCTGGTCGCAGTACCAAAAATACTGGATTGGGGCGTCAGCTTGGGTGTCGTCGCGGTACATGACCAAGAACACCTTGAAGTTCTCCGTGGCCATGCTCTGGTCGTTCTTGGTGCGCCGAATGGCCTCGACGGCGTTGGCGTCCCACTCGTAGCGCTTCGCCCACGTCGTGAACTCGGACGCGGTGATGAAGTACCGAATCCCAATCATGGGCGCGGCGTTCCACTGTTGGAGGTTGCGCGGAATGATCACCTCCGTCGTGGGCACATAGGCCACTTCGGTGTCCACGCCCGTGGTTTTGCTGGGGATCACAAACAAGTAGCCCACGCCGTGTAGCATCGTGGCGGAGCACGCTTGCAGCTCGGTGGTCAACCACTCGCCCTGCCGAATGCCCTTCGTGAACTCGGCTTCGATGGTGTTGAGTTCAACGGGCGTTAGGTCGGCGACGGGCCCTTTGGCAGCGGCGACCACATGCCGATATGACCCTTTGAGGTATTGCACAAAGGCGGGCATTTCCCGCTTCATGTTGCCCGCGATGACGCGGCGCCCAATAAAGACCTCGTTGCCGTTCACGAGGCCCTGGGCGCGGGCTTCGTCGTTGGTGATGTCAAGCTCGAACCCATCACGGTTTTCGTGATAGATGCTTTCTTGCAAGTCCCAATCGCTGTGCAACGCCCTGAATCGGGCTTTCAATTTGCCGATGTCTAAAGACTCCGGTTGTGCGGTAGGCGCCGGCGTTGGCGCGGTGGTTGTCAAGTTCTCCATATACTTCATTCCATTGTTTATAGAATTCATCCGGCGTTTTGTGAGATTGTTCTTCCTCGTTTTTGGTGATGTCCTTGAGGATGTGGTGCGACAAACCGGCGTTGGCCAAAATGGCCGAGTCCATGTGGTCGGGCGAGAAACCGGCGCGGGCCCGGAATTCTTTCTTGTCCTCCAAGATGATGCGCCCGTTATCCGCGATCTCGTATTTGCGCATGGGCATTTGGCGGTCGAGGCGGGGCGACATTTTGGCCAGGTTCAGCTTTTGGTCGTACACCAAACGGCGAAGGTTCCACGCCAGCTCGGCGCCCCTATTGTAGAACACCTTTTTGTTGCGGGGCCGGGCTTGGTTTAGGACCGCGTTGACCTCGCAGCCCGCTTCGGCCATCCGTTGAATAATTGGCTGGCCCAACCCGCCGGCGTCAGCCCAAACTTGGCTGGGTGGAATGTTTAGGTCGGCGATTCGGTGGCAGAGTAGGCGCGTCAACGTTGGCTCGTGGCGTTCCAGAAACTCGAACTCGGCTTCGAGGGTGTTACCCTTCCACAGCGAAAGCACCGTTGAGTCGCCGCCCAACGACAAATCGAGGCCCGCCCGAAGGGGCAACCCCAAACCGTTGGGCGCGGGGTACGCGTACTTGTGGCGGCCCGGCTCAATGATGTAAAGCCCACCAATCGCCGTGAACTCGGCGAGGTATGAGGACTGTATGTACGGGTTGTCCGAGCCGCCAAACTCCTCAACGTCGCGCTCGTATTCGGCTTGGAGGTGCGGGCACTCAAGATAGTTGACACGCCGAAAATACCAACGCCCCATCTGCGACCGCTGCGGCCACATGTGATGGGGCTTTTGGCATTTCTCGTAGAAGTAGCCTTCAGGCTTGCCCGGCGAACTTATGTTCACCCAATGCGTATAGCCGTGACAGCGCTTGAACGACACGACCAATTCCTCATCGAGGGACTTACACTCGTTGAGGACAATGGCCATAGGGCCGCCCGTCACCAATGGGTGCCAACCTTCGGTTTTGCCACCCTCGTCCGTGCGGAACAACGTGATTTCCGATTTGGTTTCGGGGCAGGTTACCTTGTGCTTCTTGATTTTTAGGTAGCCCGGAATGTACGAATTGACGGTCTCGGCCGCGGCCTTGATGTGGCGCCATGTCTGTTCGTCCAACTGGGTGTACGACGAGCTGGTGCCGATCCAGTGAAAGGACCGTTGGCAACAAATGCTGTAAAGTGCCCAACGGGCGAGGACAATTTGGTCTTTGCCCGACCCGTTTGCCGCGGCGAGTGTGTACAACAGAGGCTGCTCCTTGGTCGGAGCCCGCATCGACGTGGGATCGTACGGATCTTCGTAGCCCGAAAGCCGCAACAGCTCCTCGATCTGCCACCGATAGAGTTTGGGCTCGACGAAGAACGCCGTTGAGAACGCGTATGCGTCCGGAATCTTCGTCATCACCTCATATGGGTCAAGTGACATCAATGGGCCTTCCGTTTAAGAATTGGGCGCGGGCGTCCGCGAGGGAGTTGAGGCGGGAGGCCAGCACGGCCAGCGCCTGCGCCGCGGCGGTTTGGTCGGTCGGCACTTGGTCCTTGCGCCCCTTTAGGTCGTCGCGGACCGATTTGGCGGCTGCCAACCGCAAAAAGTCGTTTTGGCTGTGGCGGGCGATGTCCACCTGGATGGCCAACATTTCGTTGACCAACTCGGGGTCCGCCATATCGGTGGCCTGCTTAATCACCTCCCGCCGAAACTGCGCGGACTTGGTGTGCAAGATGGTCTTGACCATCTCGGGCGTCATCTGCATAGCCTCGGCGATCACCGCCGGCTCAGTGCCCCTTTCGTACAGGGCGAGGACTTGGTCGGTGGCGTCCATAATCAAAGCCCCAATTCACCCTGCACGCCTGTCACGTTTGTGGTTAGGCTGGCACCTGCCACAGCCCCGCTCGGCGCTGCCTGGGCGGGGCCCGCTCCTGCCACCAAATGCCCAGAGCCCAAGCGCGAACCTGCCACCGAAGCGGAGCCTGCCAACGCCCCATGGGCAACTGCCACCGAGCCTGCCAACAAGGGTGAGCCCGCCACCATTGGGGGCGCGGCTGCCAAGGCGGATGCCGGAGATGACTCCACTGCCAACCGCACCTCCGCCCAAACCGGCTCGTTGTTGCATGACAGCTCGCCCACGTGTTCGCGGTACCATTTGAGGATACGGACTGACGCGGCCACATCCGTCAACGCCTCGTGCCCCGCACTAAAGCCCACCCCGAAGCAATGGGCGTGGGCCTGTTGCAGGTTGGGCCACTTGTACTTGTACTTGAAGCCCTTGATTTTGCAGATGTCTGTCATCGCGAGCATGAGGCAAAATTGGGCTGGGGCGGGGCGGGGCGGGGCGATGAATGGGTGGCGGGCCGGCTGCAGGTTGCCCAAAACCCGCAAGTCAAATTGGTTGTTGTACGCCACGCACCATTGGGCTTGGGCGGCTAGCGCGGCAAGCCGGTCGAACACTTGGGCGGGGAGCACTCCAAACGTGTCGAGGTCGCGCTGCTCAATGCCGTGCACCGCCGACGCCCGCGGATCAAGGACGGCCCCGGGCGGCAATTGAACGAGGGTTTCGTACACTTCGACGGTGTTGAACGCCCCATCGACCAACATGGCGCCCACCTCCACCGCACACGCGTCCGCGCCCAACTTGTTAGTTTCCGTGTCGTAGATGAGGTACATAATGTTTGTGGAGAGGTTGTGTAAAGTGGTCAGCGCCCACTAGCGGGGGCCGTGCCAAGTTTTTGGGCGAGGATTTTGGGGCAAAAATTGGTGTGGGGTGCGAGACGTTCTGTAGTGATTTCGGTTTTCACTTCGGGCTTCGCTGTGCCA